CGCAATTTCCCAGTTTGGCTGAACGAGAGATAGCCCGGTACAAATGGCATTTGGACTGATCACATTCGTCGTCTTATGGTATCTAGGATGGGCGGCGTTTTGGGCGTGGTGGGTTACGTACATCACACAGACGTATGGCGGGAAGGATTTGCTCGTGACTTGGGTGCTCGGGCATTTCTCTTCCTCCGCTGACAGGAGCAACAGGTTGTTCGCAGCTCGGAAACTGCACCTGGAGGTGGTGGACAAACCCGGCTTGCCGGGCCACACCCACCCCGGTAGTGCGCGGCTTAGGGCCGTAGCGAGTTCATTTATGGACACCATCGCCAAGACCTTGTCACTCCGGAGGTTCGACATCAGCATTTCTTCCCGGGAGTCCGGGCGGGGGGTTGCGGGAGCTAGGCTCATGCGCACACCGAAAGACTTGCTGAGTGACGCTGCCTTCGCTCCCCTACACGATGGGGACATGGTGACCATGGTCGACACCGATTGCCACCTCAACGATAAGGAGCTGCATAGCTATGCTGGGCACGACATTGCCTTGTATACGCTGCGGCCCGGATCCTTGGAGGGGCATGGCCCGGATTCCAGCTGGAGGTTCATAAGCCCCGGCGTGGTGCGTGAGGACGTCAAGGGAGGCGCGTCTTATGAGCACGGAATCTGGGACTGGGGAAAGGACGTGCTTGTGCTGTCGAAAGGCTGGCGCACGGTGCTGTACGACCCCATTGTGTATCCGGTGGGAGAGGCAAGAGAGGTAGTGCTGCTGCTGAAAGCGCGCACGATCCACCTGCCCTTGTTCATTGCTGACTGGCTGGTTCCCGGTCTCAGGAAGTGCGTCCCGCAGCGTATTCGCGTGGAGAAGCACGGCAAGTACCTGATTGGGGTCTTCGGGCCCCCAGGCGCCCGGAAGGTGGAGTTGCTTGACAACTCCCTTCCGGACGTGGAACGTGTCTCAATCCCGACCACTGACTGGTCGGCTTTGGAGATCATGTCCCGTGCTGTCAATCCCGACTCCAAGAAAGCTGAGCTTCGTGCCAGCGACGTGGAGCGGTACCTGAAGAATGCGAAGGTGTCGGTGAGCACCGGGGCTTATTACCACGTGTCCGATTACTTCACAGTCCACCACCGCAAGTTGAGTCCCATTTGCTACCAAAGCCTTGGGAAACTCACAACGGAGGTGGGCCTGAAGAACGGAGAGGTGTTGGCCCCGGGTCCCGTTCCGCCGGCAGTAATCCCTGTTAACAGCGAGAACAACAACGACCGCGCGGTTGAGGAGCGCGTGGTCAAGGTCGCCAACGAGACGGAGTTCCCAGAGGAGATGAGGAAATTCGCGGCTGAGTTCGCGGAGATGCTCGTCCCACAGTCCTGTCTGGGAAAGACCGTGCCTTATGAAGCCAATGAAGTGGCGGCGAGGCAAAATGCACCCAGCCAGAAGGCAAGGCGGGCAAAGGACAGGGGCCACCTAGCGCTTAAGGCGGAGGTGTTGCCCGTGCAGGCGTTCATGAAACACGAGGCTGGTGCCTCGGTGTCGGACCCTCGCAGCATCAACCAGGTGCCCGTGGATCAAACCACGCGCCTGAGCAGGTTCATGCTGGCTTCTGCGTCTTACCTCAAGACGCGTTGCCGCCGGTGGTATGCTCCAGGAAAGAACCCCAAGGAGATGGGGCGCTCGCTGCAGAACCTCGTGCGAAAGCAGGGGAAGCAAGCGGGCGGGGACTATTCTCGCATGGACGGCCGCACGTCGGCCGGTTACCGCGAGTTTGTGTTCGAGCCGTTTGTGAAGCGGCTGTTTCCGGTGGAGTACCACTCCGAGTTGGACGAGTTACTGAAGCGTGAGCGCGCGGCGAACATCCGCATGCGCAAGGGCACTGCAAGGACAAAGACCCGGGGAGCAAACCTCTCGGGCAGCCCTTGCACCACCCAGCTCAACACGGTAAACTCGGCGTTCAACGAGTACGCGGCCCGTCGCCGCGCTGGGCAAACACCCCGCGAGGCGTACGACGGGCTTGGGCTGTACTTCGGGGACGACTCGGTGTTCGAGGCTGCCATGGCCGATAAGGTCATGGCTGTCGCCAACGAGCTGGGCATGAAGATGACGCTGGAGGAGGAGCCCGAGGGCTCCCCCCTGGGCCGGGTTGTGTTCTTGGCGCGCGTTTACCCAGACGTGCTGACCACCACAGCCAGCTACCCCTCGGTCGTGCGGTGCCTTGCCAAGTTGCAGGTAACCACGAACGCCCTGGGTTGCACGGAAAAGGGGAGGACGACGCTGCGCGTCCTGAAGGGCACAGCGTGCAATATGGTCAACGGTCATGTCCCGATCGTTGGGCCTTACGCGCGGGTGCTGGAGGCAAGCGGGCCGACGGTGTCGGAGGCGGAGATGGTGAAAGCCACCGCAAACGACCGGGACCTGCGCTGGGCGTTGACTAATGCCAAGTCGACGCCCCGTGAAACCCTCAGCGCGAGTGAGGTAGACTTGTTCACGGCAAGCATCGCGCGGGACCTGGAGATCCCACCAGAGGAGGTTCGGCAAATGGATGCCCGCATGCGTGCAGCCAAGAGCCTTGCCGACCTTTCGTCTATCCGCCTCGGGGGGTGGGAGACGAAACTGCCCGAGTGGGCGGTGTGGGTGACCCAGTAGTGAGCCTCCCAGCCGAAAAGACAGTTGCACTAGGTAGGTGCGTTAGAATAGCTCGCTAGACATTCCAGGATGGCAAAGCGCAGAGGGGCCAAAACCGGCAAGTCCGGCAAAGGCCAAAAGAGCCAGAAGCTGAAGATCCAGCGCGTAGTCAGCGCTGGGTTGGACGCGATGGGGAAGGCGTATGCCCGACTCCTTCTGGACCCATGTGGAGCCCCCTTGGCACACCCGGTTTGGGGCAGCCAAGAGGGTTCTCTCCTCGTCAAGACGGAGATAGTGCTGAACGTGGCCGTGGATGGCACCAATCTTAATGGTGCCCTTCTGTGGTCACCCGGCACGATCACGCCTACGGCGAGGGCCAATTTGGTTGAGGTGGAAACACTCGCCGCAAACACGGCAGTGGACACCTCGACCGCGAGCGGTACTGGCTACGTGGTCACCGATCTTGGCGTCAACTCGCCCGGGCAGGTCTTCTTAACCACGCAGGCATCGGTCTACAGGCCGGTGGCTGCGTGCATGGAGGTGATGTACCTGGGGTCAGAGTCGAGCCGTTCAGGTTCCATCGGTGGCGGCGTAGTTTCGGGTGGCACCTGGTATAACACTGCCGGGTTCACCGTAGACCGTCTCGCGTCATTGGTCCCCCACGGGGAGAGGACACCCGTCAGTAAGACGGAGTTCCTGTGGTATCCGTCTGGCGCGGATGAGTTGTTCCAAGACCCCGTGGAGACAGTGGCCGCACAGCAGGTGGACCGGCGAAACTCCATCGCTTTCAACTGGACCGGGATTGCCGCTACGAGCGGGTTCCGCGTCAAGCTGACTGCGGTGTATGAGTACAAGCCGAAGTTGGCCACCGGCATTGCGATGCCACCCCCGGATGCGGGGTCCCGGAACTCCATGCGGGACGTGCTGGGCACCATTGCTCGCACAGTCGCTGGCAACCCCTACGTTCGTTCCGCGGCCATGGCCGCAGGGCACCAGTTCGTTAGGGCAGTCCAGTACCAGTACAACCAAGCGCCGCGCATGCGTGGTGGTTCGTACCGGGCCAGCATAGGGGAACTGTGAGACTTGGAAACTTGATCAGCGGCTCCTGGTTAGGTAGAAGTCGAAGGTCGTGGGTAGTGCCCGGCCCTTAGAGCAGAAGTTATCCCCGGACACACGGGATGAGCGCGAGAAGCGCGGTCTTTCGGCGTTCGCGGACGCCACTAGCGGATGGGGCTTCGAGCCCCTCCGCACATCAATGCCTGTTATGGC